GAAGAACTCAGTCAAGCGAATGATCATGGATGGTGTAGCACGAGGTGGTTACTCATCGGTGGCTGTGGTTCTGACCAAGGGATTGGCTGACTACCATGGCTTGCAGATTCGTAGAGAGTATGGGACCCACGATGCCAAGGGTGAGGACTTAAACCCCGCACAAGTAACTCAGATACATGAACTCATCATGGGTGACTTTGCCGCGTGGCGTATGGAGAATGGCGATCAATCCTACAACTCATGGCGTAGTAAACAGGTGTCTAGTACGATCGAGACTCTGTTTGAGAAGCACCAATATGACTACCACTTCTTCAATCTAATCAATGCAAGGACTGCACGAGAGATCACCCCATTAATAAGAAGCCAAGCAGACTTGGACAGAGCGAAACGGATTTGTGAATCAGTTGATCACAATGAAGTATTTACATTCAACGTAACTAAAGGTTAAACATGGCAACTAAATTAGACAAAGCCAAAGCACAAATCGTACTTGACCATCCATTCTGGGCAAGCATCCTACTTAAACGCCCCATGGTTGAGACACGTGATATCCCAACACTGGCAGTCGATGGCAAGGCGCGTATCTATTACAACCCTGACTTCATTGACAAGCTTGAAGTACCGCAACTGGTGTGGGGTCTATGTCACGAGGTCGGTCACGTTATGGGTCAGCACGCACTGCGTCTCGGTAGTCGCAACCCTAAGAAGTGGAACTATGCAGGTGATGCATGGATTAACGATATGCTAGACGATAGCAATATTGGTCAGCGTATCCCCAACTGCGTGGATATCAAAGGGTCTAAGGATAAGACAGTCGAGACTATCTATGATGAATTGCCTGATGGTAATGAAGGTGGTGATGGTCCTCCCAACAATGGCACTGGCGATGATGTAATCTATGGTGATGGTGGACGTGAGATGACACCTGACGAGATTCGTGAGATGCAGGGTCAGATCAAAGTCGAGATCGCTGAAGCAGCACAAGCCGCTAAGATGCGCGGTAAGTTATCCGCTAAGTTACAGGACTTGGTCGCAGGTATGCTTGAGTCCAAGACCCCTTGGTATGAGATTCTTGAGAAGCACTGCGTAGCGCAGGTCAGGCAGAATCAATCGTGGCGTAGACCTAACCGCAGGTTTGCTGATGTGTACTTGCCTAGCGTGGATAAGTTGCCACAGATGGGCGAGCTTGTTGTGCAAGTCGATGTGTCTGGATCAATCTCTCAGGTTGAACTCGATCACTACAACGGTCACCTATCACGCATCGTTACGCAATGCAGACCATCCAAGGTTCATGTCTTGTATACCGACACTGACGTAGTTAAGCACGAAGTGTTTGAATGCGGCGACGAAGTAGCGTTGACATTCTATTCAGGCGGTGGCACTCATATGCCTGCAGGCTTTGATTACTGTGCCAATGAAGGCATCGACCCCGATGTGTTTGTGTGCTTGACTGATGGCTATACAGACTTCGGTGACGCACCTAGCTATCCAGTCGTGTGGTGTATCAGCAGTGACGTTGAAGCCCCTTATGGTGAAAATGTCCACTTCGAACTCGAGTCTTAATCGGGTAATAACCGAACAACAATTCAATCAAGCGAGGGCAAAGACTGCGGTACTGTACAAGTTAACCATGGTCATGCTTCGCTTGGGCTTGTTCGATCACCACTTCAAGCTTCACTTGGCAGGAATGAAAGTAATCCATCAAGTGCAAGCTGAAGATGTTGACTACTCCAACCCAACAGGGAAGGATGCAGAGATGGTCGTTAAGTTAGGCTTAAGCAATACAGCAGTGCCAAATCTTAGCGGCTATTACGAAGGGCAGTGGGTGCACTACACCCCTGAGATGCGACTGCGGCTCTTGAAAGATACTGCCCTGACCGCTGGAATGTCTCTTGTCAGACATTCAATGTATTGATCTTGGGGTTAATCCCTATTGATTATCACGGATAATGAACTAAACTTACTAACTAAACGGAGCAACACCATGGCTTATGTAGCTATTAGCGCAACACTGATCAACGATGTAGAAAATAAAATTACTCGCATGAAGGAGGCAGACGCAAATCTAATTCAGAAACCAATTGATGAAATTACCTATCAGACACTACCCAATGACCTCGAGCAATTGATATGGGGTAGCCATTTTCACTTGAAGAATGTAATCCCTGATGATTGGAAAGTGTACAACAAAGAACTTCGTGCCAACACTAAGTTCCAACATGATGGAGTAGAGCTAAAGTCTATGGTGCATATCAAGACTGCTATTGGTACTGCGGCACCTCCCAAGACCTCAAGCTATACAACGCACTTTGATGTACCTTCTGAGCATCCAATCATTGCAGAAATTGTGCAACGTGACGTTGCATACTACGAGAACAACAAAAAGTGGAAAGCTATCCAACGGCAGATCAAGGACTTCTTAAACAACTGCAAATCACTTAACGAAGCAGTTAAGTTGTGGCCCGATGTACGTGTCTACATTCCCGAATCCTACATGAAACGCATGTTGGTCAAGTCTGAGCGCACTGCTGAGAAAATTAGCAAGGCATCAGAATTTCTTAAACAGATTGACACTGACAATGCCGTAGCAGCGGCAGTCGGTGCACGTATGGCAGGAGCTAAAGTATGACAGAGTACCAACTCATGCGCAAAGCTATCAACACATTTAAATCATATGAAGTAAACAAACATGTTAAACGCAATTACCAACGCCAGTGGATTCTTTCGGTCAAAGCCCTTGGAGAAAAATGGCGCGGCCTCCCCCAAGTCAAACGACTTGAACAGCCTTTCCCATATTGAGAGACGACTAGCGAGAATGGAATCTCGTTTAGTCCAACTCATGATTCATCTAAAGCTTGATCCCAAAAGGAAATCATATGAATAAACCACTAGCAAGTGAAACACAAGTCGGTGGTGATCACTACCAAAGCAAAGATGTTCAACCGTGGACAGCCATGCAATCATGGATGACCGCTGAAGAATTTGAAGGATTCTTGCGAGGCAACGTCATTAAGTACATTGCTAGATACAAGGATAAGGATGGTGTCAAAGATGTATTAAAAGCACGACACTATCTTGAGCGTTTATTAGAGCACATTGACCGTAACAACTAAGGAGAACTTACATGCCTGACTTAAAAAGCGAACTTATGAAATTAGAAAACTTAACATTTGACGACGATGTAGCAGATACAACGTCACCTATCACGCCTGACAAAATCAACGTCAGTAAATTAATTTGGGACACGATTAAATCGTACCCGAACAAAACTAGCGTGGAACTTGCTTCACTGGTAAACAGTGGCGACATGACTGGCATATCTACTCGACTCAAACAGATGCTAGACCGTGGTGTACTTAGCCGAAGCAAGAATGCAAACGGAAAATTTGTATATCAAGCAGTTGGAGAATCGTACCCTGCGTTCAATCGACAGGAAGCACTTGCCAAGGCACATATTGCTCGTGCTGAATACAGAATCAAGCGAGCAAAGCAACTCGAGTACAGTGCTAAGTACCAAGCCAAGAAGAAAGCCCAAGCAGAGAAGAAAGCGCAAGCAACTGCAGCGCTGCCAATGCCATCGACTTCACTGACAAGTTCTCCAAGTGCTGAACAGCTTGTTAACTCAATGTCTGTCGGCATGGCCAAGGCGGTATATCTAGAACTGAAAAAGGTGTTCGAGATTGAAAAGTAATCACAATCTTATTCGTGATGCACTCCAACAACACCCCGATGGTTTGAAGTCAAGCGATATTGCAAAGTTAACTAAGATTAACAATCGTTCTGTCAACAAAGCATTGGAAAGTGTTTTTGGGGTGTACATCGACCGATGGGAGAAATCAGAATACCGAAATAACCTAGCGGCAATTTGGGTCGTCGTTGACGTACCCGAGAACTGTCCAAAACCTGATAACACTGGAAGGAGATCGCGTGAACGGATTCGCTAAACAACAATTAGATATAGGGGCTAAGCAACCCATACACCAACTTAAGACTTGCGACAAGTGTGGGCAGACTAAACCGCCTGAAGGCGGCATTCAAATGAGCCCATCAAAGTGGCATTGCGTAACCTGTTGGACAAAGCGTGCAACAGTCAGGAACTTAAGATGAGTTATATCACTCTGGACTTTGAGACTTACTATTCAAAAGAGTTTAGTCTGTCCAAGATGACGACCGAGGCGTACATCCGAGACCCGCAGTTTGAAGTCATTGGCTTCTCATACAAAGTTGACGATGCGCCTGCTCAGTGGGTAACTGGTTCCAACGGTGAGATAGCAATGGCACTGGAAGAACTGGATATCCCTAACCACTACTTGATCTGTCATAACATGGCATTTGATGGAGCCATACTTGCTTGGCGGTTTGGCATCACTCCGAAGTATTACTTGGATACGTTGTCAATGTCTCGACCTATCACGGGCTTGACTGTCGGTGGTTCACTCAAAGCATTGGCTGAGAAGTTTACAGATGGGCACAAAGGCAATGAGGTGGTAAACGCGCTTGGTAAAAGACGCAGTGACTTTACCCCTGGGGACCTTGACAACTACGGTAACTACTGCAACAACGATGTAGAACTTACTTGGACCTTATTCCATATCCTCAAGAAAGACAACCCTCCGAAGGAACTGTACATACAGGACCTGATGATTCGGATGTTCACTGACCCAGTGCTTGAGTTGGACAGAGATGTACTGATTGCTCACCTGAATAACGTTCAAGACAAGAAGGCCAAGTTGATGGAACGTATTGACTTGTCCATTGGTAGAGACGCACTCATGTCCAACCCACAGTTTGCCGAGGTGCTGAAGAAGCTAGGCGTTGAGCCGCCACTCAAGACGAGCCTGCGCACTAATAAAGAAGCGTATGCGTTTAGCAAGACAGACTATGAGTTCAAAGCACTGCTTGAACATCCCAACACTGCGGTGCAAGCTGTAGTTGCGGCAAGGCTTGGTATCAAATCCACACTGGAAGAAACGAGAACCGAATCGTTCTTGGGTATCTCTGAGCGTGGTGCGTTACCAATCCTCTTGAACTACTGGGGTGCTCACACTGGGCGTGCTAGTGGTGGTGACAAGATGAACCTACAGAACCTGCCACGAGGCGGTGCACTCAGGCGATCAATTAAGGTACCCGACAATCATGTACTTGTTGCAGTGGACTCAGCACAGATTGAAGCGCGTGTCGTGGCGTGGCTGGCTGGTCAAGAAGACTTGCTAGTTGATTTCCGCAACAGTGTGGATATTTATTCTAAGTTTGCATCGATCGTGTACGGCAAGCCTGTTACCAAAGCAGACAAGGTCGAACGGTTTGTTGGTAAGACGTGCATCTTGGGCCTAGGCTACGGCATGGGTGCTGATAAGTTCCAAGGTACTTTGAAGATTGGTCAAGGCGGTATTTCAGTTGATATGAATGCAGGCGAAGCCAAGCAGACTGTAACCACATACCGAACCAAATACGCCATGATTGCCGAACTGTGGAAGGATGCACAGAAAGCATTGGACAAAATGGCGCAGGGCTATGAGACAACATTTGGTGTTGGTATTGAACTACGCTGTTCACCTGAGGGCATTCACTTACCCAACGGCACGATGATTCGTTATCCTGAACTGAGTAAGTCTGGTGATGGATGCGAGTACAGAGGACGCTATGGTCCTGTCAAGATATACGGTGGTAAGGTAGTTGAGAACGTAGTTCAAGCACTGGCCCGTATTGTTGTGTTCGATCAGATGGCGAAGATCGACATGGAGATGCGCAAGAACGACAACCCACTGGCTGACTGTCGGTACAAAGTTGCTTTAACTGTACATGACGAGGTAGTTTGTGTCGTACCTAAAAGCGCCAGCAGCTGGGCGTTAGAGTTCATGACTGAGACCATGTCAGTGCCTCCGAAGTGGTGCGCCAACTTACCAGTGTCGTGTGAAGGCGACATTGGAAATAATTATGCAGATGCCAAATAAAACCCCTTGACATACGCTATGGATGCCCTAACATACACACCATCACCTGAGGTTTTTACCCCTCGGGCGCAACCCCTATGACAATACCCGCTTGGACATACAGTCAGCTTGAGAAGTTCGAAACCTGCCCTAGGCAGTTTTACCATGTGCGTGTCAAACGAGACATAGTAGAGCCTCCCACTGAAGCGACTCTATGGGGTAGTCGTGTGCATGAAGCTATGGAATATCGTATCAAAGATGGCACGGCTTTACCAGAGGGCATGTCCCAATGGGAAGGCTTGGCTACCAAGATAGCAAACATGGCGGGTGAAAAGTTTTGCGAAGTGGAGATGGCACTGGATGAAAATTTCCAGCCTGCTTCATGGGGTAAGGCTTGGACTCGGGGTATTGCTGACTTGCTGATTGTCAATGGTGACAAGGCAGTTAATCTTGATTACAAGACAGGCAAGCGAAAGCTGACCCATCAACTGATGCTGTATGCGGGATACACCTTTGCGATATACCCACAAGTAAACACAGTAGTGACTGGATTCGTGTGGATGCGTGACAAGAAGATAGACAAGGAAACGTTTACTCGTGACCAAGTACCTATCATTTGGCAAACATTCATTCCGAAGGTGCGTAAGTTGGAATCGGCTTACGAGCGTGACGCTTGGCCTGCTCGACCCTCAGGGCTGTGCAAAGGATGGTGTCCAGTTAAAACGTGTGAGTTCTACAAGGATAAGCAATGACTCCTGAAGGTAAAGTTAAAGAGGCCGTTAAGAAAGAACTAAAGAAGCGCAACATTTGGTTCTTCATGCCCATGCAAAATGGTATGGGTGTAGTCGGCATCCCTGACTTTATCTGTTGCGATCGTGGCCAGTTTATTGGTGTAGAGACCAAGGCTCCAGGGAAGAGGGGATGTACAACTGCAAACCAAGATCGTACATTAGAAGCTATCTTTGCCCACGGTGGATGGTCTATCGTGGTGGATGATGTTCAACAACTTATTGATTTTTTGGAGGTGAAAGATGAACAAAGGCGGACCAACTAAAGCGGCTTATGACAAGGCGTACAACGCACGTCCTGAGCAAGTAGACAAACGCGAGATGCGTAACAAAGCACGAGCAGAGATGGCACGTGATGGCAAAGTTAAAAAGGGCGATGGCAAAGATGTTGACCACAAGAAGATGCTTGATAGTAAGGGCACAAACGATAAGTCAAACCTTCGTGTCGTAGATAAAGAAAAGAACCGTGGCTGGAGAGGAAGCAATGGAAGCGCATACGGAAAATAGATGCTAGTCAGACAAGATAAGAGGGCGTTGATCCTCAAATTAAAACATCCAACGAGAGTGACAATACCGATACCAACCGCAAAGTTGGTAACGCACAATGGGCAGACATTAGTGGCTGTTCCACACAGACCTGATGAAGTTAAGGTGCTGAGAAACTTAGGCTTTAATCCGCCTGACCCGATGACTTATTACTATAAGTGGCCTGGTCGTTTCAAACCTTTTGCGGCACAGATCGAGACTGCAAACTTTCTATCCATGAATGAACGTGCGTTCTGTTTGAACAGCATGGGCTTGGGTAAAACAGTTACGTCACTATGGGCGTATGACTACATGCGTGATGCTAAGTTGATCACACGTGCATTGGTTATCTGTCCACTGTCTACAATGGAGCGCACTTGGGCGGACGAGATATTCAAGACGTTCCCACACTTAGATGCCACTGTTGTGTATGGCTCACGAGAAAGACGCAAGAAGTTATTGGCTCAACCCTCTGATATTTACATTATCAATACCGATGGTATTAGAACGATTCAAGACGAGTTAGCCAAGCGCCCCGACATTAACTTGATTATTGTCGATGAGATTGCGATGTTCCGAAATGCCAGTACAGAGCGATGGAAAATTCTAAACAGCATATGTAATAAGCAGACGCACAGACGTATATGGGCTTTGACTGGTGCACCCACACCACACGAACCTACAGACGCATGGGCACAATGCCGAATCGTATGTCCAACCAACCCTGACGTACCCAAATACTTTGGTCAGTTCCGCGACTCAGTCATGAAACAGATCACACAGTTCAAATGGATACCACGTGTTGATGCAGTAGATACTGTTAAGAAGATCATGCAACCCGCAGTTCGGTTTGCCTTGGATGACTGTATCGATTTGCCCGAGCAGACATTCATCAACCGTGATGCTGAGATGACCGATGAGCAGAAGTCTGCATACAAAGGCATGCTTGAGAAGCTGATAACTGAATACGAAGGCGGTGAGGTCCTTGCTGTCAACGAGGCAGTTAAAGCCAACAAGCTTGTTCAGATTGCTTGTGGAGTTGCCTATGGTAAAGACGGCGAGCACATCTACATTCCAAACAAGCCACGCATTGACGTACTTAAAGAGTTGATCGAAGGCTCAGAAGGCAAGGTCATCGTGTTCGTTCCGTTAACTGGAGTTCTAGAACATCTGATGCAAGAGTTGTCAACTGAGTGGACAGTGGCGGCAGTTCATGGCGGCACAAGCAAGGCCGAGCGAGATCAAATATTCCATGAATTTCAAAACGGTACAGACCTTAGGATACTGGTGGCAAACCCTGCGACCATGTCTCATGGACTGACACTTACAGCGGCAACCAATATCATTTGGTTTGCTCCTATCCACAGCAATGATATATACGAACAGGCTTGCGCACGAGTGCGACGACCTGGGCAGACTAGAACGACAGTGATTGCTCACATTGCTGCATCAGATATTGAAAGACGCATTTACACCCGCCTACGCACCAAGCAGAAACTGCAAGGTGCACTACTTGAAATAATGAAAGGAATTGAATCAGATGAGTGAAAACACTTAGTACAGATACACAAAATAAGAGTAAGCTAACACCCCCTTAGGACAAACATGAAAATATCAGAGTTGGTAGCAAAATACATTGAGGTGCGCGACAAGAAAGCTCAGATGAAAGCTGAGTACGATGGCAAGATAGCCAGAGTCGACGAAGTATTAGATAAGATTGAAGCGGCCTTGCTCAAAACATTTGAGACTACAGGCATGGATTCTGTACGCACAGAATTTGGTACTGCGTATACATCCACAAAAGCCACTGCATCCATTGCAGACCCCGATGCGTTCATGACGTTCTGTAAAGAGAACAACGCATGGCATATGTTGCAGAAACGTGCGGCTCAATCCGCTGTTGAGCAATATAAAGACGAACACGAGACACTGCCCCCAGGCATTGACTGGCGTGTAGAACGAACCATTAACATTCGTAGATCATAATTTTTAACAGGAGAAAACACATGAGCGAAATCATTCCATTTGAATCTGGCAATCTGCCTGCGTATTTAAAGAACCAAAATGTGGAGAACTTAAACGGTGATTTGATATCAACCGTTAGTACGGGTTTTCCCGTAGTCTCCATCAAAGGCAAGATATTTGCCATTGTGCGTGGTGGCGACCGCACAACCATGATGAACCCTAAAGACCCTGATAGCCCCGCAACGGCTATTGAGGTGGTGTTGCTCAAAGGCAACAAAGGTGTGTCTAAGGTGTACTACGCCAAGGGCTACCAAGAGGGTGGCGAAGATCAGAAACCTGACTGCTACAGTAACGAAGGCGTTAAGCCCGAAGACAACTCCAAGAACCCGCAGTCTAAGCAGTGTTCTACTTGCGCTCACAATCAGTGGGGTAGCAAGATTGGTGACAATGGCGGTAAGGGTAAGGCGTGCCAAGACTCTAAGCGTTTGGCTATCGCAGCCGCTGGGTTAATCAACGACCCATACTTGTTGCGTGTTCCGCCTGCATCTATTAAGGCGCTGAGTGAATATGCCGCAGCGTTGCAAAAACGCAACTTGCACTACTCTCAAGTGGTTACTAAGATCGCATTTGAAGCTGAAGCCGCTACACCAAAGCTGACATTTAAAGCCATGGGTTATTTACCTGAAGCCGCTTACAATGAAGTCAAAGCCGTGGTAGATACTGAGGTAGTTGCGTCTATCTTGGGTACTGGTGTTGTTGCAGTTGACGAGACTGTTGCCGCATTGGACAAGCCTGTTGCTGTGGTCGAGAAGCCAAAGGCCGAACCCAAGCCTAAAGCTAAAGCAGAGCCAAAGCCTGAGCCCAAAGTGGTTGAACCTGAAGTCGCTGTCGATCTGAACCTAGATGACTTGAACTTCGACGACTAATTTAACGGGGGGAACGCTGTGCAAAGGCTTTTAAGCTTGCGGACGAGCAGTTAGTACCCCCACCCTTTGTTTTTGGAGTACATATGTCATACGAAATAGATCAGCGAAAAGTTGTCGGTGTTGTGTTGGAGGCCAACGGTGCCTTGAATGATAAAGGATTCAACCATGGTGAAGTTATCTTGGGACTTGCCGAACTTATTGGACGCGTCATTGTGGAGTCTGCGGAAACTCAGCTTCAAGCCAGTGAGCTTCTAAATGTTGCGGTTGCCCATATAGGGAAAACCCTCAAGATTGGAGCCGAGGCACAAGACAAGCGCATCATTACAGGGGTGTAGTCCATGAACACGCTCGAATTCCTGCAAACGATCCTTCCTGAGGAGGGGTTCAAGTTCGTAGGGTTGGGACGTGTTGGACGCGAAGGTATTGCACACAAAGCCTATGAGTCTCTCGAACTCATGGCGCAAGCCATCGAATCTTATGATGCACAAAGCAACCTGATTGTCTACCATGCGTGCTGTTCCTATAAGGCGGCAAGCTACGAAGCTGAAGTAAATGGTGCAACCAAAACCAAATACCGAGGCGCACAGAACTGGGACAAAGCTAAGTCCTTTTGGATTGATATCGACTGCGGTGAAGACAAGGCCGCTGAAGGTAAAGGCTATCTGAATAAAACAGAAGCCGCTAAAGCAATCCTTGGTTTCTGCAAGACACACCAGTTCCCTCAACCTATGCTTGTTGATTCAGGCGGTGGACTACATTGCTATTGGCCTTTGACTAAACCCATTGGTCCTAACAGTTGGCGTACCATCGCTAACGAATTTAAAGCCGCACTCAATGCCGCTGGACTGCTGGTTGACCCAACTCGCACTGCTGACTTGTCTTCTATCCTACGACCTGTAGGTTCACATAATCGCAAAGCTGGACGTGAAGTCCGTGAAGTCAAGGTCAAAACTCAACCCACATTTGTTGAGCCACAAGAATTTGCAGCCACAGTCTCACGCGCCGTAAAAGCACTTCAAGCTCACGTACCAAAACAATCATCAGCGCCTGGTTTAAATGATGACTTGATCACGCCATACGATGGGCCCCAGTACGAGACTTCTGCTCGACTGGTCGCTAACCATTGCCAACAAATGCGGGTGATGCGGGATACCAAAGGCGATGTGGAATACCACACGTGGTTCAATCTTATTGGACTCATGACTTTCTGCACCGAAGGTATTGACCTTGCCCATGAATGGAGCGAAAACCGCGCTGATAAACATTCCAATACGGATGTGGTAACACGTTTTGAAACTTGGAACGCTGACCCGACTAGTTGCGCTAGGATTGAGCGAGACAATGAAGCTGGTTGTGCTGGGTGCCCACATAAGGGCAAGATCACCACACCGTTACAACTAGGGCGCGTCATCCCTGAGCCTGCTGAGCAAGTACTTGAGGTTGTGGAAGAAGAAGTTGTTGTCGAGACTGTTGTTCCTGCATTGCCTGAGACTTACGAGTATCAGAACAATCGGATGATTCGTTTTATCAAAGACAAGGATGGTGTAAACCAGCCCTTTACATTCTGCTACCAACTGTTCTACCCTATTCAGCGTATCAAGAAAGCTGATGGGGCGTTTGCATTCACGATTCGGATGCACTTACCTGACAAACGCATTAGAGAATTTGAAGTTGACACAGCCGCTATTGCTTCGTCAGCCGATCTACTCAAGGCCATGTCCAAGTACGAACTGATGCCTTCTAATAATAAGGACGCAACTATGCACCTGACTGCGTACATTCGTGACTCAATTACCAAGCTGATGACTGAGCAGAGGGAAGTTGATACTCTGACTTCATTTGGTTGGCGTGACAACATGGCAGGGTTTCTACTAGGTGATCGCCTGTATCACACCGATGGTTCTATTCGTAGAGTCTACGTTGGTGGTGCAGCCGCTACTTACAAGAATACATATCCTGCCCCACGTGGAACCGTTGAAGGTTACGCTGAAGCTGTTAACTTTATATACAACCGTGAAAGCAGTGAAGCCGCGCAGTATGTATTCTGTAATGTGTACGGTTCTATCCTGACCCCATTTGGTGAGGACAGCTACAACGGTGCGTTGGTTGCAGTTAACTCTGGCGCATCTGGAAAAGGTAAAACCTCAGTGTGGCGCGCTGCACTGTATGGTCTCGCTGATGCCAATAAACTGATCTACGCTGGTAAGGATGGTGCAACACGTAACGCTCGTTGGGCTATCGTAGGTGCTCACCAAAACATGCCTGTTGTCTTTGACGAGATGACCGACATGGATGCGGCTGAAGTAAGTAGTTTTGCGTATACAGTCTCCCAAGGTACTGACCGAGCCCGACTCACATCTAGTGGCGGTAAGGTTGGATTTGCTGAACAGCACACTTGGAAAGCCGTTGTTGGTATCACAGCCAACGAAGACATGCACGCCAAACTAGCCTCGCACAATGCCAATACTCAGGCAGAAGCGGTGCGTATGATTGCCATCAACTTCTCCAAGTACAACGTACCCATCTTTAAGAACGCCATTGAAGTATCAGATGCGATTGACAAGATGCGGGACAACATGGGTTGTGCAGGCGATGCGTTTATCAAGTACGTGGTTACAAACCAAGAGGCCGTGGCTAAGCTGTGGGCTTCTACTGAAGCGAAGTTGGCTGTCATCCTACCTCAGAGTGAGTACAGGTTCTTCCGAAGCCATGCGACTGCAACTCTAACGGCTGCCAGGATTCTGCTTGACTTACAGGTTATCTCATTCGACTATGACAAACTTGTTGAATTTACTACATTGCTGATGGGCGACCTGACTGAGGCAATCGTGGCAGGCAATATGACTTCGCCTTCGGATGCCTTGAACCGCATGATTCGCGACTTATCCAACCGTATCATAGTGACAACTGAGTACCGTGATTTGCGTACAGATAGCCGTGGACCTGAAGATTCAATCTCTAGAATCGTTGGAACCCCTGCGGGTCGTCGCATCATTGGCAATCAGACTACCAAGGGTAAGGACAAGTACATCGGGAAGTTATTCCTAGCCAAGAAAGACTTTGGCGACTGGTGTTCCAAGAACCGCATGGAGCCCAAGGAGATGATTAAGTATGCCACCGACAACGGCTGGATTATTCCTTGGCAGGAAAAGTTCAATATGGGAAGGGGTACAGCCTACTCAACTGGTAGTTGCACCTGCTTTGCGTTTGACTTCTCAGCCATGGAGGGTACTGTAGAAAACACCAGTGGTCCAGTAACACTTGTGCAAACTGAAGAAAGTGCAGTATCATCTGCTCACTAATGTAGTTGCCCTCGTTAGTGTGTTTTGTCTCCTAAGTTGGATTTACCCCCTAGCCTCAAAAACTAGGGGGTTTTTTTAACACTTCCAAGCGCGTAGTGATTTGTTAATTCGTGAGTCAGGGTCTTTAGCCGTCTTCTCACTGGTCAACTTCTTCTTCATTCCTTCCATGCGTGCACAGAAAGAATCTTTACGTGAACCACCTTCAGGTTGTGGTGCTTTAAGTCCTGGCTTTCCAGGGTTCGCTTTGTTGTAAGAAGCACGTCCTTTGGCGTTCAATCCACCTTCAGGGTTCTTACCTTCTTTGCGTTGCCAAGCTGGTGACTTTGCCATGGTTACTCCCCATAGATAACAGTTACGTTGTATCCAGTGGGCATGGTGATGTAGCAATCAGTCTCAAACAAAATCCCAGGGACTGGAATATTTACATTGTTAGTGTTGTTTGCATTTCCAGGAACGTCTAGTTGCAAAAGAATTGCACCAGTTGCGCCACCATCACGAAATGTCAGCATACCTGCTGTGGATGTACCCAAGCAGTTAACGCTCTTCAAATAAAAAGTACCAGTAAATAAAGTACCTGTTGTTGCACCACTTAAGTGGGCGGACTTTAAACCAGAGGGATCACTCATCATTTTCTCCTTAAGAAACTGAGCTTACTTGCTCGACAAACCTACGATTTGATTTAGTGGTTTCTACACCACCAACAACACCACGCTCACGCTTACGCGCTTCAGCTGGTGCACGGAACAACTCAGACATTGACTGACGCTTGTAACCGTTCTTAACTCTCGACTCCTGCAATTTCTGCCAGTCTTCACGTGCTTCAGCCATTGCTGCTGAGTCACTGTCTCGAGAACCTTCCACATAACTACGTTTAATATCAGCCGCACGCTCAGAATAGAACTTGTCAAATTCGACAACAACTTTCTGTGTGTATTGTCTATCAGTAATGGTCGTTGTGGGGAGACCAACAGCTTGGAATGCAGCATCAATTAGGCTGACATCTTCAGGCTTTAACACCAAGTCCCCATTACGCATCGTAATGCCTTCATTGGCAAAACGCATGCCCCTCATCACATTGGCTACGCCATTAGGCAACGCCAACTCTAGGCCTTTATAGTAATTACCCTTGGTCATCATGCCAAGCGCGTCTGTAAACTTCAGCCCGATATTAGCGGCTGGGCCCATCATCCCCACTAACATTTTTTCAGCACCAGTACGAGAAGTTATATCGGGGTCTACAAAAGGACCAAATGGAGACGCAACGTTTTCCATGGATAACTTCTTACCCAAAGACTCTAAGCCTAATGCGGCAGGTACACCACGAAGCAACAGGTCAGCGGCAGGGCCGTCACCTATCATGCGACGCAGTTTGTACTCGTAATCATCGGGCTCGTCCTCATCACCAAACACTTTAGACAGAATCCAAGCGGCTTGGGAGACAAACGGTACACCAAGTGCACCGCCAAGTACAGCCATGTGAGCCACGATAAACTTCAGTGAAGCACGAGCTACAGCTTTTTCATCTGCGCTTGCACCTTTAAATGAAGTATGAATCAGCTTGGCTAACATAGACAGCTGAATGATCTGGAAGCGTTTGAATTGCAACGCAACTCTACCCACATCGCCTGACATGATACGAGGTGTGTTAAATCCATCGTAAGAGCCGTGCGTGTTGGACACTACATCAGCCGCGTACTTGGTAGCCGCAGCCGTATCACCGTTCTTATAGCGATCTAAATACCCACGGTAAGCAGCGATGGCAGCAGTGGCACGGTTGATTGACTCAATACGTGTATTAACACCTTGCAGCTTGAGCATTACTTTACCAAGCACGCCGTCTTCGCCTGTGCGCGCCTTGGCTTCAGCGTCGATACCAAGGTCAATCTTACCCATGCCAACCAGTGTGTTGAGCATGTTGCGCACATCTGCGGGGGCCTTATCAAAGTTAATGTGCTCATTAACTCCCAAGCCTTTAACCAACTCAGACATGTCACCGTAAGCACGCTTGATTGCCCGAGCAGAACGGAAGTAACCTAGACGACCCGCCATAAACGGCAGGGACAGTACGGAAGTCTGAAGCACCTGCTGGAGATAGAACGCTGGGTTAGTAGACAAAGTCCACAATGTTGTCATGCGTGTCAGGGCAGTAGCCAAGTCGCCAACAGGCTGGTAGTTCATGCTGTTCGCGTGACGTATAAACAGTTCGTTATACATCGGCATGGCTTCGCGACGATCATTACGAGCCTCATTGCGCATGGCTTCTAGTGAGTCATTAATCTCATCACTGTGTTCCATCGTAGCCAAGAAGTGTGCATCCGCACGACCACTGGTAGCCAAGTTACGCATCATGTTCTTGTCTGCGCCTGCAACGTTTTTACGCTGGAGTTCAGAGGCACGAGCACTGGCATCAGCAACAGTCATCAGATACAGATCAGCAATTGCTTTGTCTAACTTGTCATCAGTAGACTCTGAGCGCGAGGCCATGTTGCGCAAACGGGCCACAGCAAGGTGAATATCCGAGCCGCCCACGTAAGACGCATTGGCTTCTTTAATACCTGCATCCTCAGGCTGTATGTCATATTGACCAGTGGCTTGCAACTGAGCGGCAATTTCATCGGCTTCGTTTTGCGTTTCAGCAAACTGAACGACGTAATGCATTGGGTTGGCTACGTTCTCTTGCAACCAGTTCTTGGCTTGCTGTGGGTCACCAGTAATAGAGTCAGCGCCTACGCGAGCTTGAGTACCCTTGGCAGCTTCTTCATAAGCAATGAACTCTTTAGACTTGGCAACTACAACATAATCACCGTAACGTCCAAGGTACGCATAAGGGTCACCCACGCTAACATTGCGAATACTAGTGATGCGTTTAAGCATCTGCTTCTTCTCTTTGGCAATCTGCTGTAACAGATCAGCATCGTTGGCGGCAGCTTTAATACGAGCTTCAAACTCGCGGTTCACTGCGTTCTCAGCTGCTTGCTGTTTAAGTGTCAAAGCATCGTGGCCATGGCGGAACACGTCTTTAATAACCTGCTGTGCGGCAGCTGGGAAAGCGTCAAAGCGTTTCTTGAAGTCTTCGTCTACTTGGAATAACTTAGTCCCAATTTGCTGCTCACCTGGGTAATAGCCCCACTTCTTCTCGCGTGTCGAGTCATGAATATATTCATTGACGCTGCCTTTACCTTCGCCTTGTAGGTTTTGAGGTAATTTGTCATAAGCAGCCAAGATGTTTTCAATACGCTTTTCAAAAGTCAAGCGGGTAGCCTGACGTGCGTACTGGGCTTCTAGATACTTGGTCACCGAAGGCATGTACTTTTTAGCCATGCCAGCTAAGTCTTCGGTAATTGCAGACGCATACAAACCACGCTTGGCTTGATGGAGTAGGTTGGTCACAATACCACGCGTTGATTTTTGTAGTGGCTTTGGCAGCACACTGATTGCTCTGTCAACGGTAGCTGGTGGAGTAACACCAAACTTCATGGACATGCCAGTTTTATCTGTGAACAGCGTGGCACGTTCATCATATGGCAGTCTAGGAAGTGTGTATTTTAGCTGCGTGTCTGACAACTTAAGTCGGTCTTCTACTAAGCGCGCTTCTTGTTCGCCTGCAATACCCGAATACAAATAACCTCGTAGTTGGTCTTCAGAAATATTAAAATTCTCTAAAGTGTCTTTTGCGGCTGTGACGTACTCATCAATCTTTCTGTCTAAGTCCATCTGAAGCGTTGCCTTGCGGCTTGGGTCAGTGTTTGTTGCAAGGGCAAGTTGAGCCGCGTTAACATCGTCGTCCCACAACTGCATAAACCCAACAATTTCTTCAGCAACTCTAGCGCCATTTTTTTGTTGTCTTTGTTCCAGAATTGCTTGAAATTTAATAAGTGAACTTAACGCAAATGGATCGGCAATTGAGGCTGAAGAACCGCCTCGAGTAAACCCTTCAATATACTGGATAGCGTGTTGGAGTTCATGCAGTAGCGTAGGCATATCAGCCCAGTCCTGCCCAGACATTGTTATCTTTCCTTGGAAAGCATTAAAACTTGCATTGTTAGGCGGCAAGTCTTGATCAAACATTATTTGGTAATCTTTGAGCTGCGGGTATGCTTTAAATAAAGCTGGGTGATCAAGGATATCTTCTAGATCGTAGAATTCATCTACTTTTACCTTGCCTTCAATACCGTTAGTTTTTTGCGGCTTAAACTTAGCGTTGGTATCAGGAATTTCATATTTCCATTTACCGTCTACACCTTTGAACCATCCGGTCTCAGTCCACGTCTTGTCTGCGCCGTTGCCAGCAGCTGCCATCAGTTTGGCTTTTACCAACTGGGCTTTAAGTCTATTGGCTTCGGCAGGGTCTAAGTTGTCAAACGAACGTTGGCCAGCAATACCAAACTTCATGCGCTCTCTATTAGCACTAACTTCTGAGCCAACGCGTTGAATGTTCTTCTCATTGAATATAACAAGGTTACGCGTGACAGGGGCTTGATTGCCGTCAACAATCTTTATTTTGCTTTCATTTGCATCAAGCCACGCCAATAACTTAGCTTCATACGTTGTGCTTGCTGATTTTTGCGCACGTTCTCTTATATCAGCCACAGCTGGAAAGTTTGATTTTCTAAAGGATTTAACAAGAGAATCTGTAAATGTTGCTATATATCTTTCTTGTCTGGCTTGCAGTTCTTGGCGGAATTCGGCCACTGTGTTGCGCAACAAATGACGCATGATGGTAAACGGGATTTGCTCATCAATTGACAAAGCACGAGCGTTTTTAGATTGGGCAACTAAAGCATCGCGTGTGTATTTCTTACCATCAAAAACAATAGAGCGGTCAAGCGCTGTTGGGGTACGGCTGTTGGCATCTAAGAAACGAATACCCTGAATGCCGTTTGCTTCCAAATACTTGGACGACTGCTTCTTGACTTCCATACGCTGTTCAGGCGTTGCATTTTTCCACGAGCCATTAAAGTTGTTTGCAACCCAGAACTTTAGAATCAAATACTTATAAATATCCTCGCCATTTTTAATACGAATACTGGCACCATTGTCGTTCATGGCTTTAATTGTGGCAGCCTCGCCTTTGACAAAGTCCCGAACAAGTTGCGGCTGGTCAGCAAATGAAGCATCCCAATCAAGCATTTCGCTGTTGGATACAGCAGTGTCAACACGCATCAAATTACCAGCGGGGGGAGCAATTCGAACAGTTTTCTTTTCTCCTGTTGGCGAAATTAATTTGATGTAGTCCACCCCTGCTTCAACTAAACGGCGCGTTAAATAACCGGGCGTCGCATACTCAGCCGGATTCATAGAAACTGCTTCTGCTAAGTCCTTAGCTACTTTTATTTGCGAACCTGCGTAGGCAATTTCTTGTCTGTCTTCTGGATGCAAAACTGATTCTTCAAAGCGCCATCCAACATATTGTTTAATTGTATTTTCAACAGTAGATATTTCTTTCCGCTTAACGTCATTCCACCAGTAACCTTTACCGATACCAACGGCTTGGGCAAGATAAGAACCCCAACCGTAAGCTTGGGCACCTTCGCCAGTACTCATAAAGTTGTGGTTGAATTTACGGTACGTAGCAGCAGTACCGTGCCATGTGCCAGACATTTCCAAACGGGCGGCACCGTAGGCCATATTAACCACGTCTTGGGCTGTTAGCTTTTCAGGTTTAAATCCAAGGCGACGAACCGCAACTTTAAATGCTGCCCATAGTGTGCGGAACCATGCGTACAACGGACCTGATTCTTTTGCAGTAGCCGTAGGATCAACACCCGCCAGCATGGCTTCTTCAACAAAGTAAGCCAACAATTCATTGCGTTGGTCTACAGTAGGCGTTGCAGCGTAACCTACACGTTCTCTAGCTTTGTTAGCCAACTTAGATTCAAGTGAGCCATCATTTGCTGCAGCCCATGTTTCTAATTGGTCGACCAGTTTGTCATAGACAACTGTAGGCAACAGGTTCTCAAGGCCTAAGTGGGCCCCGACTTCGTGCATAAACTTAGCACGACCTTCACCTTTACTAATGCGATTGGCAATCAAATACGCAGTGCCATCAGCAGCAACACCATACGCACCTTTATCGCTAATGGCTTTAGCCAATGCACGCAAGTCATCCAGGCGTGAGTTAAGTAGGTCTTCAATGCTGTCAACAATGACCAGCTTGCGGTCAAAAATGTCAGCACGTATAAAGTTTTCAATCTCTGTAGTTAGTTCAGCAGCGGTGTATGGATTCTTAACAACTGCTTGGTCTGAACCAAACTTGGGCGTTACCGCTTCAGTAGTTCCAGTAGCGCCCGTTGCCTGAGGCCCTTGGTTGGCCACCGTTGTGCCAGCAGGTTGAGCACTTTCACCGATAATTTTGACAGCAGCAGCAAGGTTAGCTTGTCCACGGCGGACGAGATCATCCCACCGAGATTTTTCAGAGTTTGTAAGAACGTCATATGGAGGTAGTTCCGGAGCTAATTTAGACAGATTGGCCCACTCTTCAGCGGGGGTTTTTATTTCTTCGGGCTTGGCTTCTTGTTTGACTTCAGCTTTTCCGGCAGCTTTGCCTCCTTGGGCGTTTCCTTTGCCCACCTTTTTGCCACCTCCGGTTCGTTTTTGAACAGGAACTTCCTCTGTGCTTGACTCTTGAACGGCATTTTCGTCTCCTTCTTCTACAACAGCCTCGCCCTTGGCTCTGCGCTTTTCTTGTGACTTAGCATAGTCAGCCCACAATTTTTGAAGCTGTTCTGCTTTGGCCGCACGACGCGGGTCTTTAGGAGGCAATGCTTCCAGTTCTGTTTGGAGCTTTTCAACTTTATCAAAAAACGCAGCGGCTTCACTATCTACAGCACCTTGGCTGCCACCCGCAGTGGATACCGTGCCCATGGTTTGACCTTCAGCGTCTTCTTTACCACCTAGTTCTTCTTGCAGTTTGGCCCCAGGTTTACCTTCTTGTTCTCCGGCTTCAAGTTCTTCTGCTAAGGATGCGGCAGATTGCTCTTCACCTTCATAACGAGTGTTGTATAAACCGGACAGCTCGCCTTGGCCAATTCCATCAGGAAACTCAGGCGAACGATATGAAGTAGCAGTCGCAACAATACGAGCTGCAAACTCAGGGTCGATTACTTGGAATTCACCATCAACCAACTTAACGCCCATGCGCTCAAGTTGTTTTTGCACAGCGTCTACTTTAAGGCCTGTATATGCTGCAATGTCTGTATGGCGGAATTGTTCCAATAAAGCCAATCGCAGAATCTCTGCCCGCGTTGCTGCGGGGACTGTATTTTTACGTTCTTGCTTGGGAGCTAAAACTTTTAATAACAGATCAGAAATTATTTCGATGCGACGTTCGCTGGAGATGTGGCTGAGGTCGGTTGAGTAGAAGGTAATACGGGGGTCATACGTTCTTGAGCCATCTTGAACAGATTGTTGATCCAAGTTGGCTGCACCGGCTTGCTGGGATTGACCGGATGTTTCCCCGCCACCCAAAGCGCTTTGGCTGGCTTGTTCATTTGTAGCTCCTATTACTTGCGTCGACGCATTACCATCGACAACACTGGTGTCTGCACCGGTGCCAGTCCGTATTCCTTCTCCTGCCTGCTGTCCAGTTTGGAGGCCAAGCGATCCTGCAGGGAGACTTCCTGTCCCGACGGATTGAACGTTGCTGGATTGTACATTCCCATCGTTTCCATCATTTGCTTGTCCTGTTCCGCCTTCGACTGATACTGCTCCCAGCCCGGTAGTTGTTTGCAATGGCAATTTTCCATCTTTAGCTCCTTTTTCCGCCTTAGTGGCTTGTGCTGCTGTGAATCCATCTGTATCTTGGCCAGTAATGGCTTCGTAGATGGCGTTAAGTTGCTCCAGTTGATTACCTTTGGTAGTCGTCGAGAGCTTGTTGAGAATCTGTACTGCTTCATCCAATGATTGAACGTGGTCAATCTGGAACTTGGTCATCACCTTACCTAAGGCTTCAAGCGCTTTCTCAGCAGAAGTTACTGGGTTGTTAGCGTTAAAACTAAAACTGACCAGTGGGCTTGGCTTTTCAGGCGTAGCAAACGCTTTGTTTGCTTGTGTAATAGCTTGAGCAAGTGTCTGAACGTGCGGGGGCAGTGTATTAAATACAGTAGCAAAACGATTACCAAATGTTTCAACACGTGGGCCTTCAATGTTTTGCCCAAATATGTTTAACGAAGTTGGATTCTCTGGATTGTACAGTGTGGCTACTTTGCCAAACACTTCTTCACGGCTGACTAACTTTTGCTGTGCTTCTTGCACTTGCTGATTTTCAGCAGCAGCGGCTTGAGTCTGCTGAGCAATATCTGTTGTGCCGCCTGTTACAGCGGGGGGTGTCAGAGTTGCTGCTTGAGCTTTGAGTGCTTGATATTCTTGATTTTCTACGTCAGTCAACAGACGACCATTTGCGCCCTTGGTCAAACCCTCTAGCTCAGCCATACGGGCTACTGGGTCTGGGTTGTTTGCAGGTGTTACAACATTAGGCGCGGGAGGGGGTGGGGGTGGAGGCAATATATTGGATGTGGGTGTGCCGCTGACGTCAGGTTGACTAAACGCCTGTTGGATATCGTTACCACTTTGGATTGGGCGCTCACCAGCAATAGCAGACAAGCCACCACGAATAACACCACCGCCAATACCGCCTTTGATAGCAGCTAAGCCATACTCGTTAAGGGCTTCGTCACCAGTCAATTCTTTGTAAGCACCATACCGCTCAAGTGCAGTCTGGCCAGTCTCTGTCAAAGCTTCAGTGCCAAGACCAATAGCAGTTTGTTTACCAACGTTCTTTAAAAGACTGGTTCCCGCTTCACGCGCCAGAATGTCAGAGCCCTTGGTTAAAAATTTATTGACAACGCGTTCAGTACCAAACGCTGTATCTAAAGCCGCAGCTGCAGCACCGGTTCCTAAGGCACGTTTCTTATCTTCAATACCTTGTTCGCGTTGTTCAGAGCGAATGCCACCGTATTCTTGGATTAAGTTACCGACATATGCACCGCCAGCAGCGCCAAGACTTTGTCCAAGTAGAGTTCCGCCAGGGCCAGCCAACGAACCAATTGCTCCGCCAATAAAACGACCGCCTAAGCCAAACGCAGTGGACGAGCCAATCTGAGGTACGACTTCGCCCAGTGCTTCACGTGCAGTAGTAAGTGGGCTGGATAAGGCCTGCTTAACCGTATTGATTTGTGACGGGTTTCTAAATTGAATGTCTTCGCCGTAACCTTCAACAGCTTTACCAACATTGGGCAATCCAAGGTCTCTTGCAGTTGATCCAAACGCACCAATGACTTGGCCGGTACCACGTTTAACGTCCGATACAAAACCAGGTTTACTGATGTCATACCCAATATCAGTTGCAATTTGAGCAGGGCTAAGTCCAAACTCTTTTGCCGCCGATTTAATAACGTCAGAGTCAGACCCAGCGTCAGGGAATAAAGACCGTAGCTGTTCAAGTGTCGCCATTTACAGACCTTTTAATCGAACATAGCAGGGGCTTTAGGCGCATACTTTTGCGCCCATGCAGCTTGAGCTTCTTCAGGAGTTTTAAACAACCCAATCACTCCTTTAATTTGGTACTTTTTAGGTCCCTGAATTGTTGAAGATGTTACAGGAGGAATGTTAGTTGGTAGTGCAGTTGCAGGCGCAACAGGCGCAGCTGGTGGTGCAGCAGCCGTTGGAATTGCTGTTGGAGCCGCCGCTGGAGCCGCTGCTGGAGCAGGTGCCACAGGGTTTCCCTGTGAGGCTTTTCGTCTTGCTTCGGCAGCCATTACAGCCTTAGTAGTCTCATTTGGACCAAACACCATTTCCCATTTATCCATAACGGCTTTAATAGCTTTAGGGTCTGTACCAACTTCAGACAGTTCTTTGTAAGCAGCTTTCTTGGCTTCTGGATCAACCTCAGGCGCATTTGATTTATCAGCCCGCTTAGCGGATTCAAACAAACCTTTAATATCAGCTGACTTAGTTGCACCAGCAGCCATTGCTTTCATAGACAAACGGTCAAACTCAGCTCTGTCTTTACCATTTGGATCAACAAGCTTAGCAATGTCATCAAGGAACGGTTGCATTGCCTCACGGGCTTCTTTATTGGTCTCTGCCACTTTCAACGTCTGGTTGTAGACCCCAGCATGTGCGTTGTACATGGCTGCTTGCGCATTATTCTGAGCAATTGTAGAAGACGCAATTGATGCTTGCGTTGCTGCATTCTGTGCTGAAGCATTGGCTGAAGTTTGAGAAGCCATAGCTGACATACGTTGGGATTGCGCGTTGCTTGTCTGCGTCTCCATGGTATTGCGGTCTTTGAAGTACGACAACATCTCAGCAGAATTTCGGAACAAACCTTTTTGCAACATACCATCAAGACTAGATTGCATAGCTTTTTGCCCAATCACGTTGGACAACGCATTCACAGCATCTTCGGGACGTGTAACAGGCTGACCAATTACTTTGCCTTTGGGGTCTTTGATAACAAGAGCATTACCAACTAAGGCAACTGAGTTACCTGTAGCGTCTTTAAAATCAGAACCATACTTCTTAACAAGTCCATTCATGCCGTCTGTATCAAACGTGCCTTGAATATCTTGCCTCATCCCAGTAAGTTTTTTATGAGTTTCTGCCATGTACGATTCAAACGCCGAATCTAGTCTTGCGCTACGTTCTAGCGATGTCAACTCATATTCGCCTTTTTTAAGGTTTTGGCGAGCGCCTTGGTTTTGTAAACCTTTAGTCTCGTATTCCATTGCCTTGGTTGGGTTGATACCCATGGCCCTGGTTGTAAAGTCTTTCATCGCTTGGTCGCGACTGTACATTTTTTGCGCAGGGAAAGCTTCTGCAGCATTAGCAGGCAGTGCTGCTTGGTCGTTTTCAAGTTGGGGGCCCCTTGCCCCACCAGCAGTTCTCCATGCTTCAGGGGTGTCCGACCGGCCTAGTGTTTCACCAGCCAATGCTTTTAGCTGTTCATTTTCGGACTGCTCACGCTTCCAAGCCTCGTGAACTTCTTTGCGCTGTTGCATCTCCTCGTCTTCACGCTTTTGCTTTTTAAGTTTGAAGTAAGTATCAGAAGCGCCTTCAGCGGCTCCGCTTAATGCTGCACCTAAGTTAAATCCCATGATTCATCACCTTATCGTAGTCAACAAGTTTGTATCCATCGGGGTGAATGGAAACCGCTTCAGGTAAAGTTAATTCAATGTCTTGCGCCATCACACCAATCTGGATACCGTGGCCCCATGTGTCTTGGTATTCTGGTTTGTATTCAAACGCATACAACGGGAATCCGTTGGTTAACGTACCAATTTGATGCACATGCTGTTTAATATTAATATCAGAACCAAACTGCATATACGCTGCGCCCAAAGTACCGAGGGCTTTACCAAACCCGGCAGATGATTCAGCATCAGCTGAGTAACGTTTCAAATCAGCGGTATATTTATCAACGCCTAAACGCCCAACGTTATTCCATCCGCCCATAGCAGTTTGGGTTGCGTTATTCATGGCACCCGATGTAACAGCTACACCAGAGAGAGCTTTACCTGAAGCGTCCATGCCTGCAGTATTAGTGCCTACGGCAGCATTGGAACCAGCAAGCGATTGAGCAGGAAGGCCTGCAGCCATGTTGTATACGTTGGCTTGTTTCTGTAGACCAAGTTGCTTAGCAGCTTCGCGTGTTTGCGTGCCAGCTTGTGCTTTGGCAAGAGCGGCAGTTACGTTGTTTGCGTTAAAACCTAAACCAGAACGACCCGATGTTGGATCGATGCCATAAGAACGGTCACGTTGAATTCCGGTTTGACGCGCCACTTCTTCTGCTGCGGCAATGTCGCCGACAGCTTGGCCAGCCATCTGTTCTTGGTAGCCTTTTTCACTATACTGATTAGCGTCGTCGACTAATTTTTTACCAGCAGCAAGTCCATATGTTTCGTAAATAGCGCGGTCAGTCTGCGCATTCTTCATTTGGAATTCAGCAATGCCTTTATCCATAGCCCATACTGCATCAGCACGGGATGTTTCTTTATCCATCTGAGCAATAAGCTTTGGATAGATGTCGGTTTTAAATGTGTTCCACTGCTCTGTTGCCAGATCAGACATTTGTTTCTGCGCTTCGCCGATATTTGGATCGGCTGCAGGTGCTGAAGAGCCGCCCCAGAATCCCATTATTCACCCCTTGAAAATTCGTTAAAAGAATCGTTGGTTGCAGAATCAGTCCACCCCAATAATGAAGCCATACGAGCTTGGGCAATACTGTCTGTAAGCGCAACACACATAACAACTAAATTTATAAATTCTTTGCGTAGCGTATAAGCATGAGCTCTAGTTTCATCTGTGCCTTGGTTAGCGTTTGAAGTGTGCCAAGATGTGATCATGACAATAATCATTCCAGCTAACGCTGTGTAATTTCGTTGATAAAACGCATTGGCTGGTAACTTAACCAGTAGTTGAGTAAATACGTTATGGATGTCGTCTACAGAAATGCGGTCGTCTTTATCGACAATGTCGTCCCAGACTTCAATAGCATTCAATACAAGCGTCAGAAACTCCTGAGCCTCCAAGTCTTTTACAGACTCGGTTATCCATGGGGACAAGGGCCGAAGTGTATGATTACTCATGGGACTGTATCTTACATTGTTTATTCAAAAAAGGTAAATTTTATGCAGGTGCGGTAGGCCACGTAATATTTACTGGATACCCTGACTGAGCAGGAATATCTCGCAGTGCTTGTCGGTATGTAGCCCATGCGGTTTGCTGGGCTGTAGTTAATGGGCTGTTTGGGATTTGAGTCCAGTCGCTGTCTTGGAGTAACTGACCTCTTTCGAACCGCGCTTTAGAGTCAAGATAGCTTGTATTTGGCACCCACGTTTTGGTAGCGTAGTCAAACATGTGTCCGGCTGCGGGAGGTTCACCTTTATCAGCAGGCTCGTCTGTTGCCAAGTTATGGTACTGGGACCCGACATCTACCTCACCGTAGTAAACGTAACATCCGCTAGGAATGTCGTATTCTGAGACCTCTGACACGGCAGTCCCTGATTGGACGTACCGGCCTGTGTTGGTGTAGTAAGCGTAGTGAATCATCGTTTGCTCGCTAATACAATTAAATCTGCGTGTTTACAAGTCCAAGAATTACCGTACCCGTTGGAGATATAAGCTTCAACTACAAAAGACCCATCAAAAGGAATGACGTAGGTTCCAGTAAAGGTAGCAGTCACTTTATCCCCGCCAGGTCCCATGGTTTGTACTGCTTCAAGGCCTGACTGCCCTAGGAATGTAGCCACAAGGGTGCCACCAGACGTCCGAAGGTTTAGTAGTAAATTGATATCTCCAGCGCCATAATCAACTTTGACGGCTGTAAAAAAACAATTAATTACCGTACCGACCGGAAATGTAGTGGCAGCGGTTGAGACCGAAGTTGCCGTACTGGTTGTAAAGACAAAGTTAATAGCGCCTGTGGCACTAACCGTAGTAGAGATAGCCCCCAGCGGGATACTGTTGGTATTAACAATGTCGCCGTTAAGCTTCATTGTTGTGCCATTAAACGAAATATTGGTAGCGGCATTCCCAAGAACAAAGTTACCAGTACTGTAAATATTGGCACCAGACCCCGTCATGGTTGGCCCAGTTACTAGTGTAGGACTAGACCCCACAGCCATAGAACCAGCAAAACTACCTGTAGCTGCAGACAGAGAACCGCCAAATACCGCATCACCTGCAGTATTTATATAGAAAGTATTGACTCCAGCTTTTCGGCCAAGTAGGCCGGTGCTACCAAAATACACACCATTATTGGTGTCGGTGCCAGCAAACATACCGTCAGCTACAGAGAACGTAACCCGTCCAGTAATTGTGTCGCCTGCTTTGGACAGCTTACCAGCTACGCTACTAAGTGCAGTAGAAGCGTTTGTATTAGCCGTATTTGCTGTAGAGAGTGCTGTACTAGCGTTTGAGTTTGCTGTGTCAGCCGTGCTTTGAGCTGTTGTTATGCTGGGTACAAGTGCTGAATTTAACCAGCCAGCTGCTGGGTTAATGAACTGAGCTTCAAGGTTTGTACCTGCTGCAAAGATAACTGTGCCAGAACTGTTCTTAATAGACAGCCCACGAGAGTCAATCTGAGCCGCAGTAATTTGCCCACGAATGGAAGCTGAGCCAAATTCGGCAGAACCGTTACCGTCAATTTTCCAACCATTTGTACCGGAGGAAAAGCCAGTTGACTGGATGTACTGCCCTACGGATACAGAACCAGCAGTAAGCTTGTTGACCGATAAGTCGGAAATTTTTGCATCATCAACGGCAAGATTGCCGATTTTTGCATTTGTGACAGCCAAGTTGGCAATAGCCGCATTACCTACGGCAAGGTTAGCAATCTTAGTTGTCGTAATTGCAGCGTCTTTGATTTTGCCGGACTCGACCGCATCAGCTGCCAGCTTGGTAGCATCAACAATCAAAGGGCCAAGGTCCACACCACCCACAAGGCCGGTACCACCAAGCGTACCTATAGAACTGTTGTAGGGGCCAGCAATGTCAGCCTGAGATACAAACCGAATCCAGTAGTAGAAACTTTTGTTGGTTCCTACGGGGTCAGAATAAACTGCGCCTGGGGCAAAACCTTGCAATACAGCATTAGCTAAAACGTTATCTACTGAACGCCAGACTTCTGTATAAGCATAGTTAAGAAACGTGCCTGAGGTATTAGGGTCAGTCCAGCTCAACAGAATGTTTGTAAAACCAGCACTAATGGTTAACCCTGATGGTGTTGGCGGCGGAGTTGTGTCCGTAGCCCCGTCATAGACATTGGTAATGGTTGTAAGAGAGATGGCAGGATTAAGGCCGCTGTTAATAGTTGTGCCATTAGGTAAGGGATTACCCGATATTGCCCCGCCAAGAATCTCTATACTTTCCTTCATTGGGCGAAGGATTGCTGCTATGGTCGTGTCTTGGACCGGAGAAATTGAGGGTATACCCGGTAGTCTTGGCAGAGCAGACATTAAGCCATCTCCAACTCATCAACAGATGTGGCTATAGTGACGCGGCGAACTGGGACGTTTCCAACAACTTCAATTTCCCAGTAATATGAACGGGTCACGTTGGGAATACGCACAGGCTCATCGCCAGTCATATTAATAGTCAGCACCCCTTGGCCTTCAGCATACAGATTTACTGTAAGGTACGAACCAGCGTTAGCCGCCATGTATACGTAATCTGCGTGTAATTGCAGTGCAGCATAAGTTGTAGGCCGGTTGTGAATGAACTTCTTAGACCGCCATGTAAACACCGTGTTAGCGGCTGTGTTGGTATCAAGTGAATAAATCTTGTTATCTGCGGCAGACAAGAAATACACTGTGCCAGTGACTGGTTCAACAAACTTAGCTTTGGCGTTGGAATCAAACGTAGCCAACGGCGGGTTATCCCCACGCAGAATGATAATGGACTTACGAGCCCCAGCTATTGTTTGGTAAAAACCAAAGTACATGTTGTTGTACACGGCACCTATCATGCTCGACGGGTTCAGGAGTTGCCATTCCTCACGGGTGTACAAGGCATTAGACATGACTTCTTGCGCGCCTGGAGAAATAGACACCAAACCGTTAGGGCTTGCGTACAAAACGCCATACTGGTCAGAGACAATAGATTTCTTGGCCACGCAAGGTTGCACAAGCGACAGCTTCTCCTGCATCATGCTGGACGGTGTCGTGCCAGTTACCATGTAAGGATTGCGTGTGGTCCCCACAAACAAAGAATTCCCAAACACGCCAAGGCCCACAATGGGGTAGTCCGTAGTCAGCATGTATATAGCAGGCCAAGCATGGGGGAGATACGGCTCACAGAACCAAATTTGATTGCCCGTAAACCCAGCCAGCAAGCCGTTAGGCATAGACACAATACCTTGCAGCGTGGAAGGTGGGGGTGTGTAATACAGTGACTGCAAGGCCGCGCCAAGCTGGGCAATTGTCTTAGTGTCTACATAAGTCGCCGTGGCAATTGGAATCTCAGCCACAAACAAATAGGAGGCTGTCGTAGCTCCAATCACTGACCGATAAATACGGCGGTGTGTAAAGTTGTAGTTGCCAGCGGGAGGCGTGGAGAAACTTGTAATCGTTACAGCGTCGCCTGATGTATTAACACCTGAAATAATGGTTGCTGGACTAGGGGCAGATTCTTCTGCCACACTACCAAACGTAGTAACGTATGTGTATATATAAGAGCGGTCTTCTGTAGGCGCAGTGCCTGTACCAGCCTTGGTTACTGCTGGTGCACCCGCAGGGACGGGAACACCCATCTCATAATAGTTGTTTGGATAGGGGGCTGTTGCTGAACTGGTAGCAAGTGCCCAGTTAGTCTTTCTAGGGGTAAACCCTGAGCTTGTAAAGTACAAACGAAATTCGGACAAGTCGGCTACTGGGCCAGGGACAACGTCTACGTCATAGTTCCACTCAAGCCATACAGGTGATGAGCCGGAGGGCCCACTAAACTTAAATACAGACTGAACACTAGCGCCGCCATTGGGCGTGTACTCTAAGGTCGGAGTTCTCCAAGGACGAATCTCAAGAGACGTCAGCTTGGCATTATTAGCAATCTGGGCTTGGTTTCCCTCAAGCGCAGTGGGACCAGTCCTCGGTACGATACCGGAAAAATTATCAATACGTAAACCGGGCATGATCCCACCTTTTAATTAAGCTTCAGGAGCGGCTTCAGCAGTGTCGGCTTTTTTAGACTTTGTTGCTTTTTTACCACCAGCTTCAATTTCATCTGCCAAAGCTTTGCCGTCGTCGTTCAGGTTAAAAACACCGTCATCATCCAAACTACCAACTTTTTTACGGGCAGCCATAATGCCTACGATGATGTTGCCAGCGACTAGTTCAGCGCCTGTCGCTTCCATAAATTGATCAAAACCGATTGCCATATTGGCTCCTTTACATTGTTAAAAAACACCTGAGTATTTTCCCATTAAATTGGGTGTGTATCAAGCATAAATTCTAGTACCAGCTTTATCAATAATTAAAGCTTGCTTGCGAGGCTTGGTATCTGGAGTGTTTGGAATGCTTAGATGTGTCCATCGGTCAAACTCGCGAATGATTTGATCGTAGGGTAAACCAGAAGCAATAATTGTTTTGACTACTTGATCAGGTGTCAATCCAGGAACCCTGATGTCCACAGCACAACCAATACGATGCTGGCTAGTATCTTTAGAGCCCACAGCATCATTGACTTGCTTATTTCTAAAAGCTGAGTTGACCATGACGGGTTTTCCGCCAAGTGCAGTTTTAACTTCTTCGAGGAAGGATGCAAGCCGTTTGAGGTTTTCCAATTCGTTTTCATTTGGAATATTGTCAAACTCTCTGTGGTCTGTGTGCGTAAGTTCTTCAAGTGTAAAGTGTTCAGTCAAATTCATTTCTTCACCCTGTCAGCAATTTTTTCCATAGTACGTCCGCCAAAATAAAAACTCATGACCAGCATACCCCATTGCCCCAGAAGTTCAACGTAAGCACCACGGGTTTCGTACTCAAATATAGACGCAATCGCAAAGCCAGAATATGCAGCCAAAAGAAATATGAGGGTCATGGGGCGAATGTTTTTAGACAGCCATGAGTCACTGGCCATATCGGCTTCAGCACGCCGAGTAACGTTTTCCTGCTCAACCTCAAACAGCTTAGTTTCATTAGCCAGTTTTGCCAGCTCACCATCCTGAACCATCTTGGCCAGTTCAAACTGAGCCTTTGCTTTAGCCTCTGGATCAGGTATCAGTTTGTCGATCAGCTTCCCGCCCACTTGCAGCAACGCATCTAGTCCCATCATCTTTATTCTCCTTTGGTTTATCTGTCGTGTCGTCTTGGTTCAGTTTGATACCACTCAGGAACCCAATCATTCCGCCAATTAGGGTACTGAATGCTGGTGAAATCATTTTGAAAATTTCCGCATTGTCCACTTCCTTGGCCCATAGCCCCAACATAAAGCTGACCACCATGCTTAACACGGAGAAACACAGGGTCAGAGTCACGCATATAGTGACGGTATAAACTAGTTTGTCTTTTGTGTTCTGCATCACTCACACCATGATTGTTTGGCATCACCAAAGTATTCCCTAGCAAAACCATTGTTGATCAAAGCCATTCTGAGACTTTGTTTGTCTAGCAAAATGTCACCCAAGACACGGCCACCATACTTGTCCCAGCTAAAATAAGCAACTTCAATTTTCTTTGCCTTGGCAATCTGTGCCTTTGTAAATTCAGTAGCCTTAGCACCTAATTCTGCTTCTTTTGCGCACTGAGCCCGAAAGGATTTCTCTGGCGTGTCCACCCCATAAACTCTTACTGCAATTTCTTTTTTCATAGGGTCTGGAACCCAGTTGGCTACTATCGATACAGTGTCACCATCAATCACACGGGCCACTACAGCCTTGATGGGTGGTGCTGGCTCTGCTGCCATAGCTATAACTGGAAACAATAAAAACAGTTTAAGCATAGAGGTCCAGTTTGCGGTTTTGGAATATTTCAATTCTTAGTTTTGCTTGTTCTGCGTTTTTTGCGTAGATTTCAAAAGCCAAATCTTGAATTGCAATCTGGGCTTTCTTCTGCTCCAGCGCTGCTTGTTGCATCTCTTGCTGCTTTAGCATTTTGCGTTCGACCAAGTCATATTCCTGAGGGTATCCAGAAGGCATAACCATGGGAAACATTCTGATTGTATCAATCGTCATTTCTTCTCCCTCTCTGCCGCTCTGGCGTAGTAGTAAAGAACTTTGCCACGTAACTCTGCGCTGTCCGCAACACCCGCCCACATTGCTAAATTGTTCCAAATACCTGCAAGTTGTTTAGTATCACAAGCATCACCATTTGTAGTCAACCACCGAGACAATTGCATGTGGCGCATCGTTGGCTCACTTATCCAACTTACTGCATAAAAATCCGTAACAACACATCTCTCGTTTGCAGTAGCCCCTGCCAGTAACAGCAACCATGGTAGGAGCAACCAACGCATGTCATTTGTGTCTCTATAAACCTAAAAATTTCTGAACAAAAGTGGCCGCAACGCCTGGCCCAAATAGCACAGCAATCATGACTGCATAGAGCATGTATTCAACATGTTTCATACGGTCTTTGTTACGATCTAATTTGTCTTCAATAGATCGGTAGCGTTCAGCGCAGACAGCTTCATGCACGGCAAGTTTTGTTTCTACGGTTTCCATTCACTTCAAATTCCTAAGTTTGTACAGCGTACTTAAATACTGAGCAACGGCTTCATCAAGAATGTTTTGAAGCGCAGTATCTGTTTTGTTAACTGCTGTATAGCGTAACTTTTCTACTGAATCCAAATGACGAGCCAATACATCAGCTGGCTCACCAGTGTCTGTTTCTTCCAGCATGGGGATGTCATCAATGATGCCGTGTCGCCCTTGGTAGGCTTCGGTCAAAGAATCAGCAATGTCTATAATGCTGGGATAGAACTCTCCCAACGCCACGTGCTGAGCGTAACTTGTTGTGCGCAGGTGTGCCCTATGCGCGTATTCGCGGCTTAAGAACAGCAGTGCAATCAATCGTCCAATCATGTCAACTCCACGGTAGGAACCATAGACGCAAGATTAGATACAAGCCTGCTGTCCGTTGGGTTGAATTCTAAAGCTTTTTTGCAAAATTCAATAGCAGAATCTTTGAGGCCAAGGTTCCATGCAGCAATGCTGGCAAGGTCATACGGCTTCTCAGTCCACACCGATGGGTCCATCGTATACACCAATTGTTTATCTTTGATGTTTAGAGCAGATAACGCGGCAGCGTAGGACTCAGCCCACATTGATCTGCGGTAGCACTGCATAGACAATTCTACCCATGGCTCACGAGTTCCGGGGGCTTCAGCAACAGCAAGGCGTGCCCACTTCAAGGCTTCTTCTGAGTGACCCAGTTCGTCATGAGATTTAGCTAAAAGGCGCATGGCGTAGCAACGCTCGTTCTGCCAGTTGGCTTCAGGCATGTCTAGGTATCTGCCAAGCGCAACAATCGCATCTTGCCAGCGGTAATAAAACGTCAACTCACGGGCATGGTAGAACGCATTGCGGGGGCAGCGGGGGTCTTCTGCTACAGCTAATTCCAAGAGCGGCATGTACTGACCACGAGATTTTGTGGGATCAGGGTGGTGGCTGACTAGCAGCATATCTGTGTGGGCGTAAACTTCCTTGGTACGGTTGTCAGCGCGGGGGTATTCATGAACTGGGTGGTGCCAGTGGTAGCCGGTGCGGTGATGAATCTTTTCGTAGAAAAAGCTAATTCCACAACCCCAGTCGAATTTATAGCGTAGACGGGTTGTGTTTTCTTGCCATACGCGCTCAATTTCTTCACGCCAGCCGGGTTCCATGACTTCGTCCAAGTCAAGGGAGATGCAGACATCATAGTCTCCGGGAATTAAGTTAAGTGCAGTGTCACGGGCTTTGTCAAAACGCCAAGGTTTAACGGCGATATCATGCACTGTAATGCCCAAAGACCGGGCAAGACTGACAGTGTTATCGGTAGAACCAGTATCAGCAATAAGAACAAGATCGGCATTTTTGGCAGACTCGTAGAAACGTTTTACAAATTGTTCTTCATTTTTACTGATGGCGTAAATGGCAATTTTCATGTATTTCCTTTATAAAAGCGGGTCGGTTGGCCACACCACCGTCTTTATATCAGAATACGTCTTGGTTATGTCCCGTAGAGCTTGGCGGTATGCAAGAACTGCTGCAAACTTGTCTGCTGCCATTGTGTTGGGTATGTTCTGTAAGTCTTCTTCCTGCTTGCGCTGCAGAACCCAGTCTGTAACGTACAACTTAGCGTTACGGGTTTCTACCAATGTCAGGGCCGGAACTGCAGGATTTTCGATTTCGTCTTGAACAGCTGCTGTTTCGATTTTGTCTAAATTCTCAGCAATCCATACCATCTCATGCAGGTCTGCTCCAGATTTTACTTGCCCGTTGGCGTACTCGACTACATAAATATTTCGGTCTGGCTCGTAAGCAAGAATGCGCACTTCGTCCGAGTAGGGAAAACCCGCACCATACTTAAAAGCATTGGTAGACGAAAAAACACGGTCATTCCCGTTAATTCTGCAACTTGCTGCGTTGTTGTAAAAATCAACAGTAATATATGTATGAGCCATGGTGTGTGCCTTTAAATAACAAGTTGTATAAACGCAAGCTTGATGTTTGCGGGAAGTGCGTCTGACGTCACCGATCCACCAGCTACCGTATGAGTGTGGGTAAATACACCCGAAGTATGATTCTTATAAACTTGCGTGTAATAAACATCACTTCGATCATAGTGCGAATGGATGTAAGGGTCAGATGCTGCAGTAGGGCCAGTAGTTGTGTAGGTGTTTGTTTCACTGGTTACAGTACCGTGCGCAGTAGCAGACGACGTGGCGTACCCAAGGAAATATCCTTGCATATCAATTGTGCCGTTGGTTCCATCACAGACTTTCCAGTAAGGTGGCAGTAAGGATAAGTTGCCGCAGTACATAACCACGGTAGCACTTTTTGGCAATTGACGTGCTGCTGCAATCCACAGCTTTAAAAGTTTTCCTCGAAGCGCATTAACTGTCGCCGTGGCTGTGACAACGTGTGTATGATTAGAAGGTGATGCACCTGATGAATAGCTGGTCTGAAAACTAAATGGTTGGGGAGTGTTGTATTCATCATGTGGAGCAATAGCGTGCCCGTGTGCACCAGAAGAATAGTTAGCCGCAGTCAGAGTCATGGTGTGGGTTGTTGCCGCAGTATCCGTAACTGCGCTGCCTCCAGATATGTATCGATTGGCGGTAGCCGCTAACTTCTGAGTTCCACTGACCAAATTAGTTCCATTGATATGAATGGTATTGGCTGGGAAAAACCGTTGTTCGGTAGTAGTTCGCAACACGGTAATGGTTGTGCCCACAGGTTTTAATTCAGTACTAGCAGTTCCGCCCGCCGTTATAGCGTGCGTATGTTCTCCTGCACTTTTGCGAGAGGTAGTTAAACTTCCAGAACCACCAAGAACATTAACGGACCCGCCCGTATGCGCTCCAGCCGTAGATAAGCTTGTCCCCGTCGCTGTAGAACTTCCGCTGGCGGCAGCCGTAGTGGCAACCTCGCCTTGAGTTGCTGTGCCTACAATAAATTTATTGGCCGCGTCTGTGTAAATATCCCAGCCGTCTACCGCAGCAGAATAGGTGCCATTGTAAAAAATAACAGTATCGGCAGGAATCTTATAGACGTAAGGTGAAGTAAACCCGCCGAGTGAACTTTTGACGGTTAACATATTTAAGCGTATTTGATCTGAGACACAAGAGCGGTGTACGTAGCAGCGGCTGTCTTAATTAGCGTCAAAGTGTAGATATCCAAGGCACTGGCACTGCCGTTTGTGATGGGCGAACCACCGGGGTACTTAGGGGTCACTGTAACTCCATCCACAGTAAATGCCGTGGGGTAATAAGCTGTAGTGCTGTTGGTAACAATCAGAATTGCCGTGACGGACTGACCGGTTTGCAGCAAAGAGTCCAGCGTAGTGCCACTGTTGCCCCGCACATTCCACGTAAAGTTTGTCGTAGCGTTGCCTGTGTAGTACAGAATGCCTTGCGTGAGTACATCGTACTGAAACGTTGCCGCAGGCGCGGATGGGGATATCGTTACAAACTCAAACGGCCCCTTAAGCGTTTTGCTGGTCAGCGTTTGATTGCCTGCCAACGTTACCAGCGTTGCTAGGAACGTAGCGTCTACGTTTGGCTGAATGATTTGCGTTGTCATGCTGTACCTTTAAGAAGTAGGCAGTGGTGCTGTTGG